TTAAAAGTTTAAGCAAATTACTTAATAAAATTTAATAATTATTATTTAGGAGTTATGAATGGCAGATAGACAAGTTTATAAGTTGAACCAAAACAAAGCAAAAGAAACAAAACAAAGATTACAAGAGGAAGCGCAACGTAACCAGTTGCCGATGTGGAAAATACCAGAAGGTGAGAGTAAGATTAGAATACTTCCACCCTGGTCCGAATCAGGAGATATTGCATTTGAATGTAAGTCCCATTGGAGAATACCACCAAATGATAGAATGGTAAACTGTCTACAAGTCATAAATAAGGAATGCCCAGTATGCGAGCTTGTTAAAGAGTTGAGATCAAGGGGTAAAGAAGATATGGCTAAGAAGTTTGGTGCAAAGAAAAGTATTTATTACAATGTTATAGTTAGAGGTGAAGAAGATAAAGGAGTACAGATTATGCGTTCTGGTATTCAACTCTATGAAAATATCTTAAGCTATCTTTATGACGACGAGTATGGTGATATTACAGACATAGATGCAGGTTCAGATATTACTATAGAACGTAGTGGTCAAGGACTTGATACAAGTTATAGTGTTAAGGTTGCAAGGAAAGACTCACCACTATCTGACGATGCAAAACAAGCAACTAAGTGGATTAATGAAATGTTCTTGCTTGATGAGATTCTAGATTTCAAATCAGCTATTGAGTTGACTCAATTGGTATCTGGTATCACAGGTAAGAGATCAACCACAGTAACTGAAGAAACAGCACCAACACCAGAACTGATAGAAGCTCAAACAGATTCTAGCAAAGAGGTAGAAAATGAGGAAAAGAAAGATAAATTATTAAAACAACTAGAAGGCTTTATTTGAGGAGAGATAAATGAATAAAAACTTAACTGATATTACAGTCGTACTTGATAGAAGTGGTTCAATGGCATCTTGTCGTGAGGAAGCAGAGAATGGTTTAAATCATTTTATCAGAGAACAAAAACAAGTAGATGGTGAAGCTAATTTTACATTGGTCAAATTTGATACTTATTATGAGTTTGAGTATAAAGGTGTAAATATTAAGGATGTTGGTAGATGTATATTAGATCCTCGTGGTGGTACTGCTCTTTTAGATGCTGTTGGTAGAGCAATTAATGAAACTGGTATTAGACTCAGTAAAATGAAAGAGTATAAAAGACCAGGATTGGTTGTATTTGTTATAGTAACTGATGGTTATGAGAATTCAAGTCATGAATTTAATAGGTCACAAATCAAGGAAATGATAGAAAAACACCAGACTGATTATAGCTGGCAATTTACATTCCTTGGTGCAAATCAGGATGCGTTTGCTGAAGCGTCAAGTATGGGTATATCTATAGCTAGTACAATGACTTATACACCATCAAAAACTGATAGCGTATTTTATGCTGCTTCAAGAAATGTTGGTACTATGAGAAGTGATACAGCTAAAGGTGAAACTTTGTGTAATGCTTATACAGAAGAAGAAAGTGCAAGTGTTAAATGAGACAAGTTAGTGATAAAGTGTTTGAGGATTTACTATCTACATTTGGTAAAGAAGGAACTACACTGGAAAAGAAGAAATTACCAGAACATAAGCTTGGATTTTTGAGTACAGGCTGTGGTACTTTGGATTTCTCTCTTGGTGGTGGTGTACCATATGGTAGACTAACTGAAATTTTAGGTTGGCAAAGTTCTGGGAAGAGCGTGGTTGCAGCCAATCTTCTAGCCAGTTGCCAAAAGAGTGGTGGAATTGCTATCATGTTAGATACAGAACATTCTTTACTATCAGGGTGGGCTAAAACCCTTGGATTAGATGATAGTAAATTACTTATTTTAGATGCTAAATACTTAGAAGATGCTTTTGATAAGGTAGAGATTGCTTGTGAGTTTGCTAAAAAGAATAAGTTACCAGCATGTTTGGTTGTAGATTCATTGTCCGTATTACCAGCTAAGAAACAACTTGAAGCTGATAAGACAGAAGATTCAAAAGCATTGGGTATGGAGGCAAGAATAGTATCATCCGCACTCAAGAAAATTAACAAAATAATTTGGGATAGTCAAGTATCGTTAGTTCTCGTATCCCAAATTAGGGAAAAGATAGGGGTTATGTTTGGTAATAACGAAACAACTCCACACGGTAATGCTATTAAATTCTATGCTTCGGTACGCATTAAAACCCACGCCAAAGGATTTATCTATCCTAAAACTGCAAAAGACGATCCTAGTGGTATGGAATGTAGAGTTACTATAATGAAGAATAAGATGGCAAGACCACGAGCACCGATAGAAATGGATATTCTGTTTGATTCTGGAATAGACAAAGCGAAGGATGCCATAATGTTAGGCATTAAATTGGATAGAATTATTTTTCATAAAGGAGGATATTACGAGTATAAGGGTGAGAAACTCAGAATGGCCCAATTTAGAGAGAAATTTAGTACTGGATTGGAAGATGGTTCTTTGTTAGTAGATATAACATCTGGTACTGATGCACAAAATAATGATGTAGGTGCTGTTGAAGAATTTATTACTGATGAAACTGATACTTAATAAACTTATTGTTTTTGAGGATACAAGTGAGAAAGAAAGTTGTGAGAAAGAAAGTTGATAGAAGTCAATACATGTTGCATTACCAAATACTACAGAAGATAAGATGAAAAAAAAAAGCAATAGTTTCAATTTCAGAAGCCATTGAAAATGTATCTAATGCATTAATATCTACAAATAGTAACACAGCAATCATGTAAGTAGTATTTATAATTATAGCCTTTTTTAATGTCAATTGTATATACCCTGTAATGGTTAATAGCCATTATGGGGTTTTTTTTATGCTAAAAATTAATTATAAATGGTACACTCTAAATGTATCTTGACAACACACATTATTTTTTATAGAATACAATAACAATGGGAAGAAAGAAAGATACAGATAAAAGAAAATTGGCCTTTAGAATGTTCCGAAAGGCAGGACCAACTCCTAAATTAACCTCTATTGCAGATGAACTTGGTGTATCAGCACCACTAATATCACAATGGAAAAAGGAAGATTTGTGGGATGAAAAGGTCTTGAAAACACAATCAATAATGAGGACAAGAATGAAGGTAACTGAACAGGTAGAAGATTCTGGAATGCTAATGGAAGATGAATTATATTTAAATACCCTTAGAGAACTAGAAGCTTTAGTATTAGAGAAAGTATATACAGGAGAAATAGAGCCAATATCTTGGAGCGATGTAACTAATACGGTTAAACTCGCAAATGAACAGAGAAGGCTTATACTTGGTAAACCTACAACAAGGACAGAAACAACCATAAGTGTGGAAATATCAGGATTAGACAATGACGAACTCAACAAACGACTTGCGGAAACACAAAGAGCAGTTGCTTTACTTGAATCTGGAGAAGATACGCAAGAAGGCTAGAGAGGACCCATTCGCATTCTCTCAATATATGGCAACTGATTTTGAATGTCCACTAGAAGAAATGCATAGACAGTGGCATGAGCATATTAATAATAACCAATATACTGTAATTACTTCTCCTAAAGATCATAGAAAGACTACTACTATAAGTGTAGAAAGAACTTTATGGGAATTAGCTAGTAATCCTAACTTAAGAATAAAAATAATTAGCCACTCTGATAATTTATCGTGTAAAATCTTATCAGAAATTAAAGGACACATATCAAAAGAGGGTGGCAAATTTCATGATATATTTCCTGAGATAACAGATGCAGGTACTTCTCTTTGGTCTGCATCTAATATTAGTTTGCCATCTAATACTTTAAAAGATTCATCACTTGAAGCATGTGGTATACTATCTTCTGCAACTGGTGGTAAAGCTGATTTAGTTATATTTGATGATGTAGTTTCCTTTAAAAATGCAATTCTTAACCCTAGTATGAGACAACAGGTTATAGATGCATTTTTTGGTAACTGGATGGATATTAAATCTGGACCAGAAGCAAGGATTATATACGTAGCAACACCTTGGCATAGAGATGATTTAACTGCCAAGCTTTGTAATACCCTTAAATTTAATGCATATAAGTATTTTATAGATAAAGATTTTACTCCTGTATGGAAGAATCGTTGGCCGAAGGAAGCATTAATAGAAGAATTTAAATTTCGTGGTGCTGTGTATTTCAATCCAGCATTCCGTGGTTTAATGATGTCTGACTTTGATAAGGTATTTCAACCAGAATGGATAAAACAATGTTGTTATCCTAGAGATATGATGCCAAAGACGGACCACTTAGAAAGATTTATTGGGGTTGACTTAGCTATTGGACAAACTAAGTCAGCCAAATATTCAGTTTTATTTGGACTAGCATTTGATGAAGAGAAGAAAATTAGGTATCCTGTAGATATTAGAAGGGGGAAATTTTCTTCTCCTGATACTGCTAGAGAGTTAATAGATCAGTACAATATGTTAAATCCAACCTGTGCTGTGGTAGAAAACAACTTCTATCAACAAGCTATAATAGATTGGTTGGAAGATTTACAAGGCGTAGAACTTAACATAGAGCCATTTACAACAGGTTCTCAACAAAAGAAAAGTTTAGAGTTTGGCGTACCAGCAATGGCAACAGACTTCCAAAATCGTAGGTGGATGATACCAATGGAGGAAGGGGAATATGATTGGGAAAAAGAAGTAGGTTGTGGTTGTAATATATGTACTTGGGTAACAGAGCTTTTACAATACCCATATGGTACTTGCACAGACACAGTAATGGCATGCTATCTTGCTGTTCAGGGAAGTAAAAAGTATTCTGCTGAAGGTGTGGGTAGTGGTGGATTTGCAAGTTGGAACATGGCATAAAGGAAAATAAATGACAAAAAAGAATAAAGTAAGTGATAACGGTTACCGTGTATTAGACTTTGATGATAATGAAATTGGTATGGATTTCTCTGATGCATTACAATTAATAAAGAATCACTCTGCTGAAGTTGTTGATGATAAAACAATAAGATTATCTGAAGATTTGTATGATGCTAATGGTTTTGCAGTTAAACGTGGATGGCGTAGTGATCATGAAAATAATCAGCAAGCGTGGAGTTATTCATCTCAAAATTTACAGAGAGATTTTTTACTTTCGTTTGATACTCTAAGAGAATTGTATAGAAGATCAGCACATATAAGACCAGCAGTAGATAGTATTGTAAAAGAAATAGCCCATTTACCAATAAGAGTTGAAGGTAGAGGTGCAAAAAAAGTAGAAGAATTTATAGATAGACCAAACATTTCTAAAGATACATGGCCCACATTAATACAAAAATTTCTAGTTGATTTACTTGTATGTGACCAAGCAGTAATTGAAAAAGTAAGAAATTTAAATGGTGATATTGTAGAGATGTATGTTAGAGATGGTACACAGTTTAGACCTGTAGTAGATTCAACAAGATCATATACAACATACTATAAACAAGTAATAATGGATAAGGGTGGTAGAGAAGTAGGAAGTATAGCACATGATGTAGATGATATAATTTGGGTTGTACAATTCCCAAGAACATATTCATTTTATGGAACTCCTATTATAGAGACCATAATAAATGAAGTGTCAACCTTAATGTTTTCATCTCAATCTATAGCTAGAGGTTTTGTAGATGATGAGCTACCGCCTGGTGTTTTGTTTTTAGATAAAATTGGTAAAGCTGCATATGAGAGAGCTAAAGCACAGTTTGAATCAAGTCGTGGTGAACGTGGTAAGAAACAAATGAAGGTTATTGATAATGTTGGTAATGCAAATTGGATTCCTTTTACTAGACCATTTAGAGAAATGCAATTAGCAGAATTGACTATGATTATACAAGAAGTAGTAAATAGAAACTTTGGTGTTTCAAGTTTAGATACAGGTGATGGTAGTGGTTTAACAAGGGCTACAGCAGATAGATTGTGGAAAACTAGCAGGTCAAAGTTATTTAGACCACTAGTTAATTTGCTAACTATTAAACTAAATAAAGAATTAGTGAAAGAAATATCACCAGGTGCTGAATTAAGTTTCGTTATGGAACCAGTAGTTGATGCTTCAACCGCATTAGAATTATCAGATGGTGGTGTTATAACTAAGAATGAGGCCAGAAAAGTATTGAATTTTGACCCTGTTCCAGGCGGAGACAAACTCGCGGTACGTGTTGGGAATCAATATATTGTACTTGATAATGATGGTGGTACACCTTCTGGTATTAGTAATAATGAGTTGTCTAATACAAAACCAACAGAAGACAATGAAAATTTAATAGATGAAAATACAGATATAAAAGATAAACCAAAAAAAGAAAAAGTAGTTAAAAAATAAGGGCTAGTGTCTATAGCATGAAATCTGCATTCCTAGCAGTTGCCCTTATGTACATTTTATATGAAATTATTTAAGGAGAATGATATGAATATAGAAGATGAAGTCAAAAAATTATTTGATGAATGTTATATGAAAGAAGGAAGACGATTTTGTAAACGTACACTAATAGAAGATGGTGTAAAATATTATGCAACTATTATGTTAGCTAGAATAGTTTGGAATTTGAACAATACGTACGATAAAATAGTATATAATGATAATTGTGTTATACATCATAAAGATGGAAATAAATTAAATGATAGCATTAGTAATTTGATTAAAATAACTAAAAAAGAACATGGAGTTATTCATGGTACAGGTAATAAAAATGCTATGTATGGCAAAAATATAACAGAAGAACATAGAAAAAATTTATCTTTATCTCGTATAGGAGAGAAAAATCATATGTATGGAAAATTTGGTAAAGATGCCCCTAACTACGGATTAAAAAGAACACAAGAAACTAAAGATAAAATATCTGAA